CATTAAATTCATTTAAAAAAATTGCAAATAATCAAGTAAAAGGTGTATTAGGATCTTATTTTTTAGCAAATTCTAAAATTAGAAAATTAAGAAGATATGAAGGAGACACTGTTTTTGAAAGTCGTCATGGACAATCAATTCGTTTTTCTGCATATGATGAAACAAGAGAAAATGACAAAGGATTTTATTCGGATTATAAAAATGATCCAACAGTAAACAAACCAAATGAAGGTTGTGGTAACCCAATGGTTTTAATCAGAAATAGACAAAGAAAATTGTCATTAGATAAACCAATATCAGTTCATCCAAAACTTCCGCCAATTCCCGCAATAACAGATTCTCAAAAAAATGTTGGTGGTTTAATTAATGAAGATATAAATCACGATGGAAGTTCAATTTATATTACATCAGGATTAACCAAATCAAAATGGAGAACAACCTGTTATAAATCTATATTTCAACAAGGAAAAGAAGAACAACCACTATTTTCACCAAATGGTTCCACTGCATACAATTTTGACATAGAAAATTTGAAGGGTGATCAAATAGTAATTAATACAGATAGATTGATTTTAAGTAGTAGATTTGGTGAAACTTTACACTTTTCAAAAGAAAGATATGGAATTGTAACTGACAGTGAATATACAGTTGATGCACACGATCAAATTGTAATGACTACCAATAATAAAACAGTAATTAATAGTCCTGCTATTTATTTGGGACAATATGGTCAAACAAATGAACCGGTCCTATTAGGACAAACCACTGTAGATTGGATGTACGATTTATGCAATTGGTTATTAGATCATGTTCACTGGTACAATCATACTCATCCAAAAACAGGCGGACCAAACCCAAATAAAACACAAGAATCTGTACAAGACAAACAATTGAAGTTTTTAAGAGACAGTCTCGATAAATTAATGAGTAGAAGAGTATTTGTTACTGGTGGTGGTTATGCACCAGGAGTAGATGGTGTAACACCAGAAGGGTTTAAAAATGCTACAGAACCAGTATCAGTTAATGTAGTTTCCGGTGAAGGATTACCTGGCGAATTTAAAGGTAAATTAAGAAGAGAAGGCCCAGTTGAAGTACAATTTGAACAAATATGATAAATAAACTTAAATCATTTAAGGATATTGATCCAGCATTGCCTGGTCCTCCAACTGAAGCATCTAATGGATTAAAATTTGCTATTGCTAAAAAAGCTGATGTTGCTAAAAGTATTCCTACACCGTCTATTCCATCTATACCAAGTATACCGACTCCTGCAATTCCATCGGTTCCTAATATACCAAGTGTACCATCAGTTCCTAATATATCTACACCTAGTTTACCTAATATATCTGGATTAAGTGTACCAAGTGTTCCTCCTTTGCCAAATATTCCGAACGTCCCATCTGTAGGAATACCAAAAGTATCTGCTCCAAATTTTAATCCGCAACATTTTAGTCCTGGTAAAATAGCAGGTAAAACAGTTGATAGATTGACAGGTTTAGCAAAAAGCGCATCTTCTGCTGTTAGTGGAGTTGTAAAAAGCGCATCATCTGCAATTGGAGGTGGAATTGGTGGATCTTTAAGTGGTGCAACTGGAGGTGCTATTGGTGGTACGATAGGTGGAGCTGTTTCTGGTGGTGTTACAGGTGCAATTGGTGGAGGAGTTGGTGGCGGATTAGGTGCCGGTATTGGCAGTAAACTTGGTGGTGGATTAGGTGCCGGCATTGGAGGTGCAGTGGGTGCGATTGGTGGTGTTGCATTGGCAAAAAAGATTAAATCAGGAATTGGTAAACGAATAAAGACGGTAAAAATACCTAAACCACCTACTACGGAACAAATAAATAACAAAATAAATAATACAATCCCAAAAATTTGATGATAATTATATAGTATATGAAAAGTAACGAATTAAAAGAAATAATTAGATCTATAATTAAGGAAGAATTGGATAAAACATTGCCAACATTAATTCCAAAAATATTGTCAGAAGTATTGTCAGTAAGACAATCGAATACGATTCAATCTAGTGAACCTATAGTTTCAAAGAAAACTGTAGTAAAAGAAACAGTAGAAAAGTCAAAAGAATTGAAAAAATATTCAAGTAATCCGATTTTAAATGAAATTTTGAACCAAACTGTAGTTAAAATACCAAATGAAGGTTCAATGGCCGGACTTGAATCCACATTCAAATCACAAGCATTTGCTGGTATGCAAATGAATGAATCAGTAGAAACACCACAACCAGTTGCTCCTGTAACAGAAGAACAAGGTAAAGTAATGAATGTTCTTAATAGAGATTTTAGAAGTTTAATGAAAGCAGTAGACAAAAAGAAACAAAATGGTTCTATAAATTCAGGTAAAGTATCAATGGAATAATATGTATCCAATAGGTCTTACATTACCACTTCAAATCGGTAAAAATGGCTACTTTGAACAAAGTTACGATACTTTGACTCAAGTAAAAGCCAATATTACCAATTTGTTAAGAACTAAAAAAGGTGAAAGACGAATGAATCCTAATTTTGGTTCTGGTTTACAAGAATATTTATTTGAACAGAATTTACAAGACTCTCCTGATATAGTTAAACAAATTATTACAGATGAAATTAATAATTATATTCCAGGTATAGTAGTAAATAATATTGATATTGGCATATCAAATAAAGAAAAAAATGAACTTACAGATAGTTATATATTATATATAAAAATACAATTTACGGTTAATAATCAAACAGATACACTCAATTTGACAGTTAATCAAAATAATATATAATTATGGCAGATATCATACAAAAGTCTTTTAATAACTCCCGTAGAGAAATTAAGTATCTTAATAGAGACTTTTCTTCTTTTAAATCGTCTTTGATTGAATATTCAAAAACATATTTTCCAAGAACATATAAAGATTTTAGTGACGCATCGCCAGGTATGATGTTTATTGAAATGGCATCTTATATTGGAGATGTTCTTTCATATTATACAGATTATCAATTTAAAGAAAGTTTACTACCATATGCAGAAGAAAGAAAGAATGTTCTTGCATTAGCAAATTATCTTGGGTATAAAACAAAACCAACTAAGTCATCTACTACAAATATTGATCTATATCAATTAATTCCGTCTATTAAAGATTCTAATAACAATTACATTCCAGATAATAACTATGCTCTAAAAATAAGAGAGTATATGGAAGTTTCTAATGAAAGTAATGTAAGTTTTATTACAACAGATCCTGTTGATTTTTCACTTGATAGTAAGTTTTCTCCTAGAGAAGTTACAGTATATTCTAGAGATGATTATGGAGTACCACAATTTTTCTTACTAAAAAAATCAGCAAAAGTTATTGCAGGTAAAATTACTACTACATCATTTACAGTAGGATCTGCCGTACCATTTTATAAAATTTCATTATCGGAAAATAATGTGATTGATATAATTGATGTAAGAGACAGTGATAACAATAGATGGTATGAAGTAGATTATTTAGCACAAGATTTAGTATTTACTGAAACGGAAAATACTAATTTTACCAATAATAATTATGTTCAATTTTCATCTGAAATTCCAAAATTAATTAAAAGTTTCAAAACATCAAGAAAATTTGTTGTAAATGTTACTGCGAATAATACTACATATCTTGAATTTGGTGCGGGTACAGATGCAAATTCTGATGAAATAATATATCCAAATTCAGAATTAGTAGGTATTGGATTACAAAATATCAGTAATTTGAATTTAAATTATGATACTAGCAAATTACTAAAGTCCGAAACTTTTGGTCAATCACCATCTAATACAGTATTTACAGTACAATATTTAATTGGCGGTGGATTAACATCAAATTCCCCATCTGATACTATTAAAAATATATCGTCAGTGACATTTTTAAATGATATATCGGGATTAACACCATCTCAAAATTCATTGTTAACTACAGTTAAAAATTCGTTAAGGATATCTAATCCAAATCCTGCTGTAGGTGGAAAAGATGAAGAAAGTGTAGAAGAAATAAGACAAAATGCATTAGCTAATTTTGGTTCACAAAATAGAACAGTTACTATAGATGATTATATTTCTAGAATATATTCAATACCATCAAGATTTGGTTCTATTGCAAAAGTAACTGTAATATCAAATTCAAATCTGTCAATTTCTAAAAATCAAACACTATTAAACGGATTTACAGACAATAATAATCAAACAACATTGGTTGATGATAGTTTAGAAAATAATTTTAGAAAAGTAAATTTTGATGTATCCAATCCATTTAGTTTAAATTTATATGTTTTAAGTTATAATTCAAATAAAAACTTGACACAAACAAATGATGCGTTGGTTTATAATATTAGACAATATTTACAAAAATACAAGATAATATCAGATAGTGTAAACATTATTGATGGTTATATTATCAATATAGGAATAGATTTTAAAATATTAGTTTATAATAATTTTAATAAAAAAGATGTACTAGATCAATGTTTACAAAAAGCAAAAGATTTC